TCGGAAACGTCGGTATATCGGGGGTTTTCGAGGAAAAATAGGGTCAAAAAGGGGCATTTTGGCGCCCCTTAATGGAGAAGAAACTCGTTGGCTATAGACAGCGGGCGATTTATGGAAAGGCTTGCGACCGACAAGCTAATGTATGCGTTGAGGGCTTCAGCTCGGCGCACCTTTCCTGCGCAGTAAAAAAACGAGTTATTCCAAGATAAATAGAATTAAAGGAGACAACGAAAGATGATTACAATTACACAGGCGGAATACTTTCAGCTTCAGAAGAAGTTTAAGGATTTGAGAGTAAAGGTCTGCTCCCGTAGAAAGCGCGGGGCTAATGCAAAAACATATTATTGCGAGGAGGTTCCAGCAGTTCTCAGAGAGATAGAAAGACTGCGAGGTGGAACCAGTGAATAATTACAGAAGACTAGACGGTGAAACACCTGATGAACTGATTTACCGTGTTTGTTCCGATAAAGAAAAAATTGGCAGTTGGAACGATGTGGCAAAAATTATTAATGAGTTGCTAGATTATGATTATGGGGAGTCAACTTATCGTAAGAAATATCAAAGTTTTCAAAAGATATTTTCGGCTAATCAATCGAAGTTTAGCAGCGATTCTGGTATACTTGCTGACATTTCAGAACAGCGCCGAGAATTAGAGCGAGAGCGCATTAAGTTCAGAGATGAGCGCAACGCTTGGCAGAAGCAGAACAGGCTCGACGCCCGAATGGAACAGAAGCTCGACTATCTTGAAGAGGTTATAAAAAAGAGTGGCGAGGTTAAGTTCAAAGGATTTAAACCTTATGCAGGCAACTCAGAAGAGTCTATGGTTGTATGCCTATCCGATCTACATATCGGTGCGACGGGCGACGACATCTGGGGCGAATATAACTCGGATATTGCCAAAGAAAGACTAGAAGAATATCTCGCACAGATACTCAGAATCGGAACAAGACACCAGATAGACCATGTAATAGTTCTTGGTATTGGTGATTTAATATCAGGTAACATACACAGAGGTATTCAGGTAACCAACAGAGAAAATGTAATTGAACAGATTATAATGGCTTCGGAATACATAGCCAACTTCTTAGGCGAGCTATGCAAGTGCTTTGAGGTGAAATTTATCAACGTTTCGGGCAATCATTCCCGTCTTTGTGATAAAGATGACGCTTTGAAAGACGAGCGCTTAGACGACCTTATAGGTTGGTATGTTTCGAAGTATTTAGAACATCTGGACAACTTTACATATTTATCCCGCAAAGACGTAACCCTTGGCGAGTTTGAAACGTGTGGAAAGAAATATTTTGTAGTTCACGGAGATTACGACAGCTTCGACAAGAAGGGTGCTGCTGACCTTGTGTTGGCACACGGTTACAAGCCTGCGGGCATATTCTTCGGACACCGCCACGTTTCTGCAATGCAGGACGTGTCCGACATCAAGCTTATACAAAGCGGATGCTTGTGCGGAAGCGTTGGTGATTACTGTGCAACAAAGCGAATGACAGGAAAACCATCGCAGACGGTCGTTATTTGCGACACCGAGGGCGTAGAATGTATCTATCCCGTTGTATTGCATTAAAGGAAAAATCAGAAAATTAGGAGGAATTTAACATGAACAAGAATGACGTAGTAAGGTATGTATCTAAGAAGACAAACTTCACACAGGAGAACGCAGCTATCGCTGTTACCGCTGTTTACGAGGCTCTGAGCGAGGGTCTGAAGAACGGTGAAAAGATGATTATTCAGGGTGTAGGCTCTTTTACCCCCGTGACAAGAGCAGCAAGAGCTGGCAGAAATCCTCTTACTGGCGAGGAGATACAGATTCCTGAGAGAAAGGCGTATAAGTTCAAGCCCGCAACAGTTGTTAAGGAGTCTCTGAACGAGAATTAATAAGATATTAAAACCGACGGGTTTTACACGGATAGCGAGCCGCAATTGCGGTTCCTATCCTTAATTTTAATAAATATAAAAATTATAAGAAACTTTTGCATTGTAGGGTAAGCTCCTGCTGGTTTCTAAATAACATTTGTCAGAAGGGCTGGAATAGTCCTTCTGCATTTATGTTAGGAGGAATTCATATAAAGGACTATAGTTGGATTATAGAATATAACAAAGAAAATAATAATGAATACGAGGGATATTTTATATGGGGTAAATATCTAGCAGTACACAGATACAATCACCCATATACTAATTCTGATGGTTGTATGTTTATACACAGATTACAAGCAGAAAAGAAACTCGGCAGATATTTGAGCCGTGAAGAATGTGTTCATCATATTGACGAAAATAAACTTAATAATTCAATTGATAATTTGATGGTATTTAAAACACGAGCAGACCATGCTGCATATCACATGGGGTGCGATATTTATTTAGATGGTGATGTATGGGTAGCAAATCGAACAATGTCATTTTGTCCAATATGCGGGAAATCTAAAGAAAAGACTGCTAAACATTGCGTGAAGTGTTATTTACAAATCAAAAAAAGTAATTCGTTAAAACCTACAAAAGACATTTTATCTAAACAAATAACACAGTTATCTTTTCCCAGTATTGGCAAGTTATATGGAGTATCTGATAATGCTGTACGCAAATGGTGTAAGTCTTATGATTTGCCATATAAGCGAAAAGACATCGACGAATATATCTCACACCTTTAACAGTTCAAACCCTACTAGGAACGCTAAATGCCCGCGGAGTTTTCGGACTGACCGTGAAAGCTTAACATTTTCGGATGCATAAGAAAGGCTTGATGTTATTGGGAATTGGGGAAGTGGCTTAACCCATGCGGCTTTGACCCGCACAGTAACCATATGGTTCGTCCCGAGTTCGAATCTCGGATTCCCAACTATAATAAAAACGAAAGGAAGATGTAAATGAAAACTAAAATTTCAGAACACCTTGAAAGGTTTAATAAATATGACAGCCTTGAAAATAATAATCGGTTTATAAGCGCGTGTATGCGGATTGTAGATATGTGTTCACATAACCAAGATTATCATGTTGCGGTTATAGCACATTCCAAATTTTTGCGAAAATCATTTATGGAAGGCTTAATAGAATATATGATGGAGAATAATATGTCTAACTTTCAGTATTATACAGATGGAAGTATTTATTTTTCTAATGGTAGTGTAATTCAGAGTCTGCCAGCTAATGAAGGTCCTCGTGGAAGGCGTTTTCATTACGCTTTTGTAGAAATTGGCGTAAATACAGAATATATAGATGCTTGTGTTAGACCATTATTAAGAGAATATAACAGAACCTAATACGCCTCTCAACGATGCGTACCACGTTAGGTCATTAAATCACGATTCTTTGCGAAGTCAATAGGCGGCGTGAGAAAAATATATTCAGGCGGTATGGTTCTCGGGGTTCTTGAAACCCGCTAAAAACAAGACCTCAAACTGGAAGACAACGGCTTGACCGTTAGAGAATAAAGGAAATAAAAGGAGACAAAATTTATGGAAAATCAGGTAATTACAAGAAAGAACACATTCTATTGCAGAACAAGAAGAATGGCTAACTTCCTGCTGGAGAATGGCGCTGTTATGAAAACAATCGTTGTATCTCGCTCGGAGGATAAGGGCGGTCTGGCGTTTATTTTTGAGCGCAACGAGGCACTTGAAGCGCTTGTTGAGAGATGGAAGACGGAAAAAGATACATATAGAAACCCGATGTAAAGGAGGACGTTATGGCAACTGAAAACAGGTTGCCGCCTCCCATTTCTATTCATTCAAAAGAGCGACTTAGAGAATTGCAATCTATGAATTTATCAGAAAAGATAGATACGTCTATAAGTCGTTTGATTGAATGGTATCAGTATTGGGGGGGGCGTGTTACGTCAGCTTTTCGGGCGGTAAGGATTCTACGGTTTGTGCTGATTTGGCGGCTAAAGTTTGCGAAGTATTAAACTATAAGCTGGTGCTATGGTTTTCAGATACGGGACTTGAATTCCCTGAATTAAAGAAACACGTTAAATCTTTCGCCGAATATCTGCGGAGTGAGTATTGTATCGAGGTCGAGTTGATTATTGACCACCCTCACGATAAGAAAGGTAATTTAATAAGTTTTAGAAATGTCCTTGAGAATGAGGGTTATCCTATAGTATCAAAACAAGTAGCCGAGTATGCAAATCGCATACAAAAGCACGGAACAATTAACACTCGGACTGGAGAAAAGACGCGGGCGGCGAAGGCATTTGATGGCGAGCTGTTGATGAATAATGGTAAATCCAGTAGGTTTAATTGCAAAAATTGGCGTTGCTTGCTTGATGCCGACTTTAAGATTTCCCAAAAGTGTTGCGATATTATGAAAAAGCGTCCCGCGCATATGTTTGAAGAAAAAACGGGGCTGAAATGTATTTTGGGCGTTATGGCTGAAGAGTCTACTCATAGATACAATAATTGGCTTAAAGAGGGTTGCAACGCTTATGAGCGAGATAACCCGCAGAGTAAACCAATGAGTTTCTGGCTTGAAAACGATGTGCTTCGATACATAAAAGAAAGAGAACTTCCTATATGTTCGATATATGGGGAAATTAAAAAGGATGAAAACGACCGTTATTATTGTACTGGCTATGATCGTTCGGGCTGTCTATACTGTGGCTTTGGGGCGCAGCTTCAGAAATCTCCAAATAGATATGAGCGGTTGAAAGAGACCCATCCGCAGCTATATGATTATTGTATGAAGCCTCTCGAAGATGGCGGTTTAGGGTTTGATAAAGTTCTTACGTTTATAGATGTTAAACATTAACAAAAGATACTTTTTATTGGGAACACGACCACTACATATAGTGTTTTAGCTTAACGCATAACTACATATAGTATGCAATCGGCGGGTAATCCGCCATGCTCCTATGGTCAAGCGGTAAAGACACAGCCCCTTCACGGCTGAGACACGAGTTCGAGTCTCGTTAGGAGTATTCGAGTTCATAATGAACTCTCCTTTGTATTTTTTTTTTGGACGGATAGGCGTGGGCAGCTCCCATGTTGAAAAGCGCATTTCTTTCCGCTTCCGTCCTTACGTTTAAACAGAATAAGAGGAGGCGACACGATATGAAGCGAGGTAGAGTATACAATCGCATTTACACTCCCGAGTTATGGGAACAAGTAAACAAACAGAATAAAGACATCCTTAATGATTTCATGGCTGAGTATCGTCAGCGCAAGAAGTCAAAAGGAACTATCGACGGCTATTTTCAGGATTTGAGAATAGTCTTTATTTATATCCTAAAGAATCTTGATAACCGCAGCATTCTGGAACTTCGCAAAAAGGATTTCAGAAACTTGAGCATCTGGTTGTCTGAGGATTGCGAGATGTCGGCGAATAGAGTTAACCGCATTAAGAGTAGCGTCAACTCTATGCTTTCATTCGTAGAGGATGACGATGAATATGACTATGATAATAATGTAGCAAAGAAAGTAAGAGGACTTCCCCGTGAGCGCGTCAAAGATAACGACGACGACTTCTTCTTTACTTTTGACGAGTTCATTAAAGTTAGAGATATTCTAGTAGAAAGAGGACGCTTGCAAGATGCGGTTCTGCTTTCGATTGGTTTTGATTCGGCGGGCAGAAAGAACGAGCTGTTTCAGATTGAAAAGCACGGCTTAACCGAGAGCAATAAGACCAACGTTGTTATTGGTAAGCGTGGTAAGAAGTTCCCTCTTGTATATCTTGATGATACTAAGGAGCTTATTAAGCAATATCTGGAAGAGCGTGGCGAAGATGATATTCCGTCATTATGGATAAAGGGTGGCGGCGACAAGAAGTCACCAATAACAAAAGACTCTCTTTATGACAGAATAGTGTCGATTTCCAAAATCTTTTCAGAAGTCCGCGGCGAAGAGTGTAATATTTTTCCTCATACCATGCGGCATTCAAGGGCGGAGTGTTTAAAGCAAGGAACAGACACAAGGCTGCTTGATGAAAATGGTAAGCCGAGAGTTTACTCTCTTGACCAAATCATGAAGTTTATGCACCACAGTGATGTATCAACGACGGCGAGCTATTTGATGAACCACGACGACGAGGAAATAGACGCCATGTTTGGTATCTAAAAGTGGGGTGAATAAATGGCAAAACAGGATTTAACAGGAAAGATACAGAAGGGCGGATTGCGCACACCGAAGCAGGATTTAACGATCCGAAAAAAAGCGGGACGCCCCAAAAAGGAATATAAGGAACCTACATCAATTCAAGAACTTCATGCACAGATAAACGGCGAGTTGGTAGATTCGAGTAAGTATAAGAGAAAGTGTATTTCGTGCGGCATGGTTACAGACTCGGAGTCTAAGTTTGCATTTGCGGAGTCTAACCTTTACCTCGCTAATGGTCATAGGTTGCCTATCTGCACAAACTGCCTAAACGCTCTGTACAACATCGAAGAAAAAAAATTCGATACGTATTATGAAACTTACAGGCGCATCTGTATGATGTTCGATTTGTATTACTCTGATAAGATGGCGGACTTTGCATACAGAGACTCGACCGAGACAACAAGAATGTCGATGTACTGTAAGAAGATACATTCGCCAACCTACTTCGGCAAAACGTATTCAAACACGATAATCGAAGACGGCGGAATAATTCTAAGACAACCCGCCGAAGAAGTAGAGGTTGTTCCAGAACCACAGCCAGAACCCGCTGACGTTGAAAACGAGATTGAAGTTTCGCAGGAAGTTAAGGATTTCTGGGGCTTCGGTTTACAGAATAAACAGTATCACTTCCTTGATATGAAGTTTCAGGAATGGCTTAGGAAAGTTGAAACGGGCAACGATCCTGCTTATGAGTCGATACTTAGAAATGTGTGTTTCTTGGAATTGAAAATTCAGGAGACTATGGCTGACGGCGGCGATATATCTAAATTGCTTAGAGAGTATAATTCGCTGCTCGGGAGTCTAAAGCTACAGCCAAAGCAGAATGATGTCAAGGAAATAAGTGACAGCATGTGCTTCGGTAATCTTATAAGAGAATGGGAGGAAACAGAGCCGATACCTGAGCCATCAGAAGAATTTAAGGATGTTGATGGTATTGGACATTATATTTCAGTATGGTTCCTCGGACACCTGTGCAAGATGATGGGAGTCAAAGGCTCATATGATAAAGTCTTCGACGAGTACAAAGAGGAAGTTGCTAAGTATACGGTTAACAAGCCCGAGTACGAAGAAGAAGTCGAGGGGACGAAATTCAAAGGTCTGTTTAACCCGATTGCCAAGGATGGTGATTGACGTGACACAACCTGAGAAAGAAAGCATGTTGAAGACGGCGGCAAAACGGGCGGGATATTATAGAAATAATCCGCATAGATTTGCCAAAGACTTTTTGTTATTGGATTTAAAATTGTTTCAAAAGATATTACTATTCATGATGTTTAAAATGGATTACGTCATGTATTTAGCTTCAAGAGGTTAATTATTGGCTTCGCCGCATAGAAATATACGGGCAATAAGGGCGCAAAATCGGAGAACGCTGTGAAATGCCAACACCGAGGTAAAGAGTAGATTACGCAAGGCTATTGCTCACCGTAACGCATAGGATTGAATAAATATAATATCCCAAGAGTGCGTCCCACCCTAACGTTCAGCCGAGGGTGAAAATGTATGCTAGACTGGAACGGAAACAACCGTTCGATGAAAATGAAGGAAACTTCCAGAGCGTAGGATAAAAAGCCTACGGTTAAGAACAAACGCAGGGCAAATCTTTCCTGTGTAGTATATTTTGTACAATTAGATGTATCCTTTACCCAGGTACCCGAATATGCGTAGCCAGCGCTAGGCGTAGTCAGGCACAAGAAATTATTGATAAGATTGTTGAACAGCTTATACCTAATTCTCCGTATCTGCGTAACGAGATTGATAAATACAATCGGGGCGGATTAGATTATTCAATAACTTTTAAAAATGGTTCGAGAATTGTTGTCGTTACCGCTGGCGAAAGTGGACGGCATAACCGTGCGAATATTTTGATAGTTGATGAATACCGCATGGTTCCTAAAAATGTTATCGACACAATTCTTAGAAAATTCCTAACCGCACCTAGACAACCAGGGTATTTGTCAAACCCCAAATACAAACATCTTAAAGAACAGAACAAAGAATTATACTTCTCTTCTGCCTACTTTAAGAAGCACTGGGCTTGGGATAAAGTTAACACATACGCCGAAAACTTACTCGACGATACAAGAAAATATTTTATATGCGCTTTGCCGTACCAGCTTGCGCTTAAAGAAGATTTGCTTGACCCTATTAGCGTGGCTAACGAAATGAATGAGTCAGACTTCAATGAGATTTCGTGGCTGATGGAGATGGGGTGCGAGTTCTGGGGTGAAAGTGAAGACGCCTTCTTTAATTATGAAAGTCTCGCCGAAGCCCGAATGGTACATAATGCATTCTATCCAAGTAGAATAGCAGATAACATTGGCATCGCTGCTATGAAAGCGCCGATAAAGAAAGACGGCGAAATTAGATTAGTATGTGCCGATATAGCCGTAATGCCGAGTAAGAAAAACAAGAACGACGCGACGGCGATCCATGTGCTTCAGTTAGTCCCAACTAAGAACGGTCAGTATATCCGAAACCTTGTTTACTCAATCAATATTGAGGGTGCGCATTCTGGTGTACAAGCCTTAGAAATTCGACGTCTTTATGAAGATTTTGAATGCGACTACATTGTTATGGATACTAACGGCGTTGGTAACGGCGTATTCGATTATTTGGTAGCAGATATGGTTGACCCAGACACGGGTGAAATGTATCCTGCTTTAACCTGTAAGAACAACGAAGAAATGGCTTCGAAGTACAAGGGAACATCAAAGAACCCCGTCAAAGCGATTTATAGTGTTAAGGCGACGGGCGAACTGAATAGTATCTACGCCCAACAGCTCAAGGATAATATAAGCCGTAAAAAGACAAGGCTGCTTGTCACAGAGTTCGAGGCGGATAATGAGTTCAAAAAACACAAGGTTTATAAGAATTTGACCGAAGAACAAAAGGCGGAAATTCTGAAACCATACATTCAAACGACGCTCGCTATCAATGAAATAGTAAACTTGGAATACGAGGTCGTTAATAACAAGATTAAGATAAGTGAGAAGGGTTCTAACCGAAAGGATAGATATTCCGCACTTGCCTATGGCAATTACATCGCTTCCGAATTGGAACGCGAAGTAATAAAAAAGAAGAATATGCAGTCTGCTTATCAGAAGAAAGACTTCGTATTTAGGAAACCGAAATTAAAATGATAGGTGGTGATACATATAAAATTTCCAAAGAAATCTGTTGAAAGCAAACCAGTTCAGACGTTTAGCAAAGAACAGCTCGAAAATTTTGCAAGGCTTAACAGGCTGACGCTTGAAGACCTGAATAATCGTCATTATTACCGTAAGTGGTCATCGTTCTGGCGCAGATATGAAAAAGAAGATGTTTTACAATGGATAAGCAATCCAGAAGCAAACTATAAACGTTTAAGAGAAATATCTCTGTTGCTGTATGAGATAAGCCCGCAATATAAGAGGCTTATCAATTACTTTGCAAAGATGATGACATTTTCGTATGTGGTCACACCTTTCAAACTTAATAGATCCGAACCTATAGATAAAGGACTTTTAAAAGACGCTTACTTTTCCACATTGCGTATGTTGGAGAAAATGAAGCTGGAACACGAAATGATTCGTGTGTTTCTGACTTGCTTTAAAGAAGACGTCTTTTATGGTTACATTTATAAAACCGTAGATTCATTCTATATCAAAAAGCTAAATCCCGACTATTGCAGGATTACAGGGATTGAAGACGGTTGTTTTCTGTATAGCTTTGACTTCTCGTATTTTGATATTCGCGGTGACGAACTTGAATATTATGGCGAAGAATTTAAGCGCAGATACGAACTGTATAGAAAGTCTAAAGGTGGTAAACGCTGGCAAGTATTGAAACCCGAAAAACAATTTTGTATTAAGTTTAACGAGGATATTCCTTACCCGTCAATTCCTTTTGTCGGAGTATTCGAAGGCATCTTTGATATACAGGATTATAAGGGCTTAAAGAAAGTTAATGCCGAAAATGACAACTACAAAATACTCGGTCTGAAAATTCCTATAGATAGCGAAGGAAATTATCTTATCTCGTATGAAGATATAGTCGATTATTATGAGAGATTGACCACTGTGCTTCCTGACAATATCGGCGCGTTTATAACACCTACTGATGTAATGGACTTTAGCTTCGAGAACTCTGGCACAAACGACATTAATAATGTTAACGACGCTACTAAGACGTTCTGGAATGACGCAGGCGTAAGTTCAGTTATTTTCGGAAACGATAAGGTAACGGCTGCGACTCTTAAAGTTTCAGTAACAGCAGACGAAGCTATGGTGTTTGGACTAGCAAGACAATGTGAGAGAAATATAAACCGTCTCTTTAAGTATTGGATGCCCAAATACATATTTGAAATTCACTTCCTTGATGTAACTCACTATAACCGTGAGGAAAAGTTTAATATGTATCTTAAAGGTGCGCAGGCTAGTTTGCCTAGCATAACTGCGGCTTGTGCTACAATAGGCATTTCGCCGTCTAATATGTTAGACCTGAATATGCTTGAAACCGAGATACTTGAATTGCAAGAGAAGTTTAAGCCTCTGGCGACATCGTACACGCTTACTGGTGAAGAGGAAGAGGGCGGCGCCCCGACGCAGGAAGAAAAGGGTGAAGAACTCTCCGATGCAGGCGAACAAACTCGTGAAAGCGAAAGTCACGATAACTACGAGTGAGGTGAGTAATATGAATTTCATTTTGGTAAAAGACCCCGAGATAGCAAAGAAGCTCCTCGATATGGGCTTTGAGATGCTCACCCAATCAAATGAATGTTTTATCTTTAAGAACGACCTGCGAAAGTCCGCGTCATTCGGGCATTTTCGCGGGGTCGTTTTTTCTAATACGATGTTCTTTTGACGGAGGGTGGTGAGACAGTGAACAAAAAGAGCTATTTACCTTTAACTTTTTCCATTGATAACAATTATCAGTCGGACAAGTTCATAAAACTCAGAATGAGATTGTGTCACGATGGGGTGAACCCGAACAACTCAAAATTTAAACTTGAAGATATGCTTGCTCGAAAAGACTCACTTGCAGAGTCACCAATTCTGGCGCACGTATATCTCAATGAAGATGGCATACCCGAACTTGGTGAGCACGATTTCATCATCGAGGAAAATAAACTGCGTCCCGAAGAAGACAAGATTGTATATCTTGAACAGCCCGTCGGCGTAATTCCAAAGGATTATAACCTTGAGGTAGTCGAACAAGATGGTCGTAACTATTTAATGGTTGACGGCTACATTTGGAAAGGCTATTCAAATTATTGCGAGGATATAATTCAGGACGGCGACGATTTCCATATATCAATGGAAATAGATATTTACAACTATACATATGACGCTAACGAAGATTGCTATGCCATTAACGATTTCATATTTAAAGGTGTAACAATTTTAAATAGCGTTTATGAAACGGGTATGAAAAATGCTCGTGCAAAGGTCGCAAATTTTGCGGCTAATAAAGACGACTCCGAATCAATCTTTAATCAAATGAAAGAAGCGTTGCGTAAGGAGTTTTCTTTAAATAATACAGAGAAAGGAGAGAGAACAATGGATATTGAGAAGATACTTTCTGAAATGTCACTGACCAGAGAGGAGCTGACGTTCGACATTACAGAGGATATGTCCGAGGAGGATTTTAGAGCTAAGTGTCAGGAATATATTGATTCCAAGATAACTTCGGATAACGAGGGTGACACTGAACCCGCCGCTGATGATACAACCGACACTTCGTCTGAGGATTTCAGCGCTGATTCAAATGATGTCGCCGACGATACTTCGACCGATGCGGCTGATAATTCAACCGATACGTCTGATGAACCCGTTGCCGAGAGGTTTACAATTGAGCTGAGTGTCGATCAGAAGATGGAAAGAATTTACAAGCTCTATAACCTGAATGAGATTGACATTTTCATTGCCGACCTGTATGACAATTATTTCATTTATTATCTGTACAACGACGGCAAGACATTCAAGCAGAATTACAATGTTGATTCTAATGGCGAGGTCAATCTTGACGGCGAAGCAATCGAGGTGTTTGCGACTTATCTGACTTCCGAAGAGCAGGCTGAACTTGATGAAATTAAGAATGGTTATGCAACTATGAGTCAGGACTATGCCGAACTGAAGGAGTACAAGAAGAATTCTGAGGCGGCTGCTAGAGAAAATTCACTTAATGAGATATTCACTAAGTTTGAATCTGAACTGGGCGAAGTTGATGAATTCAAGAATCTCAAGTCCGACAACGAGAAGTATTCCGTATCTGATGTTGAAGAGAAGTGCTATGCTCTGCTCGGCAGAAAGAACTCAACTTTCTCGTTTAATGGCGATAAGAGTATAAGAATGGGCGTAGACAAGCCCGATGATAATTCTCATGAAAATCCCTACGGTGATTTATTCGAGACATATCTGAACGATTAAAATAAGGAGGAATTTAATATGGCAAAGCATGCAGTAGTAAGGCTCGATAGACTGTCTGGTACTATAGACGGTTCTAAGCTGGCGTCCGTAAGAATTTATGACGGCACCGACCCTATCGAGGTAGAGAATGGTAATTTCGTACACGTTACTTCCGATATGGATGATAGAGAGGTGTTTAAGGCTACAAAGATGGTAGCTGGCGACAACAAGGTTACTCTTGGTCTGGTGGCATCTGTTGAGATTGACCCCACCCTGAACACTAAGTATCCTAACCTCGAAGACTTTACAAACAAGGCAGGCACAGTTGCTCGTGTTTATCGCATGGAGTCTAACGATATATTTTCTGTAACAGCCGAGGCTTTTGATACAGTTCCCGTTGATGGTAACTATATCAGCGTAGCTGCTGGCGAGACAAAGATGACCGTTGGCACTTCCGCAACTGGCGCATTCGCTGAGTGTATCGCTGTTGAGACCGTTGGTAGGAGAACCTACTACGTTTTCAAGGTACTGTAATTTATAAAGAAGAAAGGAGATATTACTATGGCTATGGATAGAAAGGCTATTGTTCGTCTTGGTATAGACGCTTATCATAATAACATTCAGGGCAATTTCTCTATGAGAGATTCTCTGGAAACTCTGAGAAAGGCTCTGATAGATCTGAACGGCGGTTCCACCAAGCTGTCTTATAAGAAGATAAGAGATGGCGAGTGCAACGGTCTGTTTAGCGTTGTTGAGGAGATTCTCCAGCAGACAGTAATTTCTGGTTTTCAGGACGATATTCTGTTCCAGACTCTTATCGAGTTCAAGAGCGTAGCTCTGGGTGATGAGAATGACTTCTATATTCCCGATAACGATATTCTGTATGTTGTTTCTGATGTTTCCCGTGGTAATCAGGCGCTGAGGAGACAGAGAATTGAGGGCGGTCAGCACATCAAGATTCCTACTCAGCTCAAGGGCATTAAGATTTATGAGGAACTGGATAGAGTTCTGTCGGGCAGAATTGATTTCAACGAGCTGATTGACCTCGTTGCTAGGTCTTTCAAGCAGCAGCTTTACATAGATGCTTTTGCTGCACTTCAGGCTATGGCTGGTTCTGATGCGGTATACTTCCCTACTGCTGGTACATTCAGCGAGGACGCTCTCGTTACAATGATTAACCACGTTGAGGCTGCTACTGGTAAGAAGGCTTATATCTTCGGTACTAACAGAGCGCTGAGAAAGATAAACCTGACCGTACTTCAGGATACCGCTGGCAACAGCAATATCGCAGAGCAGGCTAAGAACGATATTTACAACATGGGTTACATGGGTAAGTTCAACGGTACTGATTGCATCAAACTGAATCAGGTACATCTGCCTGGCACCAACAACTTTGCTCTGGATGACAACAAGCTGTACATAATCGCCGCTGATTCTAAGCCTATTAAGATTGTACAGGAAGGCGAGCCTACTATGTATCTGAGCGATCCTTTCCACAATGCAGATCTCTCTCAGGAGTTCCTGTATCTGGATTCTTATGGCGTAGCATTTGCCGCATCTGACAAGATGGGTATTTACAGCATGTAATATATAATGGTGCGATTAATTTCGCACCTACGGAATAAAAGGAGGACACAATGGCAGTTAACACTGAAAAGAAGTCAACCACAAAGGTTGACCCTACAGCAAGAAAGACTTCAACTAAGAAGACAATTGAAACAACAGAGGTAAAGGAAGCGCCTATCGTTAAGAAGACGCTTCCTCTCGATATGATGGTAGCCTGTACCAATCTGTTCCCAGGTGTGCTTGTATACATAAGCCGTAAACAGAACGGATACGAGGTTGTGTGGGAAAAACAGGGCGATGTAGATTATCTCGAACTCGGTGAACTTGTATCAATGCGTAATTCGCAGAGAGGATTTTTCGAGAATAACTGGATAGGTATTGATGACGAAGATGTTCTTCGTTATCTTGGCGTTCAGAAATATTATGACCACGCCCTTAATTATGAAGAGTTCAATGAGCTACTGGATTTACCCTTTAGTGAAATGAAGGAAAAAATTAGACTTCTCCCCAAGGGTATGAAGGAAAACTTTAGAATTCAGGTTTCTAAGAAAATTCAGAATAAGGAGATTGACTCTATTAAGATTATTGATTTCTTGAAGTCAGAACTTGGAATTGTAACCGATTAAGTATTGGAGGCGAAATACGATGGGTACTCCATATACGGAGATTGTGGATAATTTCATTAAAATGATAACTGAGTATAAGCTCACACAATTAACGGAAGAAGAGCGTGATGGCTGGATTATATCGCTGATGGACAGTGCGCTTGCAAAATTTAAGCGGCATAACCCTCAGAAGCTTGAAAAGCTTGACGATACGAGTTTTGTTAACGAACTCGATGACGAGGAAATTGACATAATCTGTAACCTAATGATTGTTGAGTGGCTCAAACCCTACTTGTTCTCCGTAGACAATTTGGAGAACCTTATGACGACTAAGGACTGGGCTGAGTATTCTCCTGCTAATCTTTTGCGGCAGATAAGGGAAACTTACGACCTTGCTAGACTTGAAGCAAAGAGGATGGTAAATAATTACACATACACGCTTCGCAAATATAAGCGGGGTGAATGGTATGACTGAGTTGGTTCTTAGACTTCAATATAATTACTTATGTAAATTGGTTGACCGTATTTATAAAATCATTCCGTTAAAGGAAGAAAACGTAGATACTGTCGGTTCATATATCGAAAATCTGATAGAAGAGATAATGGGCAATGCTGAACTTATAAACTCCATTGATTATGACTCGCGGGTTATGATAATTACGAGTACACTTTGTTCTGTTACCAATTCAAACGACCACGACGCTTATAAGCGCTCGGTTTTTAAATGTATTCGATATATCGAACAGCTTAAAGATAAAGTGTCGGAGGAGTTGAGTAAATGCGTAATGCGTGGGAAATCTACGACAAACTGATGAACGTTGATGGTACGACAACTACCGAACGTAAATCAAATAAGTCAAAGAGAAAAATGCTACGCTATGCTCCAACTAACGGCACATATTTTGACGTCGATATAAACGGCGAGCAAAGAAAAATCCTTATTAACTCGACCAATACCATGAATAAGAAAACCATATGCTCTATGCCTGATCAGCAATTCTTCCTTGGAGATTTGATAATATGGAATAGTACATATTGGCTGATTACCGAGATTGAAGTAAGTGACTTCACCTATTATCGTGGTTTCATGGAGCGCTGCACGGATAAGCTGCGCTGGATAAACGAGAACGGCGAAGAAATAGAGCGTTGGTGTGTCGTAGACAATATGGCTTCCAATTCTGAGGGTATTACCATCAATAAGATAATCAACTTGCCTCGAATGGTTTTAGATGTGCAAGTAACGCTTGATGATGAGACCAGAAAGATACGTCGAGGAAAGCGCTTCCTGATGGATATTGACGAAGAAGACCCGAATGCTTACGTTACGACCAACAGGAACATTCTTACAGATGTGTATGATGAGGATTTATCCCACGGCGTTTGCAAACTTGTTCTATCACAAGAACAGCGCAACGAGGACAATGACAATAAGGAAAAGATGATCGCTGATTATAATGATTTCACTCCAAAAGAGGGTGAAACCGAGGGCGATCAGTGTAGCATTGAATATAGCGATAAGGCAGAGGTAAGAGCAGGCGGAACGTTTAAAGTATTCACCGCTAAATTCTCAAATCCTGCCGAGACACCAACTTGGACTGTTACTACCCTTGATGGTCATGAGAAGTATTACACAATAGTCGAAGAAGGTAACGCTATTAAGATAAAGGCTCAGAACAACGTTAATGTTGTCGGGACTCAATTAAAACTGGAACTTGCAGGCTCTGGCGGTTCTAGTTGTGAAATGTTTGTTAAGGTGGTGAGCTTGTTAAATGGCTAGTTCAAGAAAGATAATAGGCATTAAGCGAACGCTCGCTTCTTTACTCATAAACAACGAGAGAATAGTTGAATTAATCGACCAAAAAGACATAACTAATCCTGAAAAGTTGATACATAACAATATTTACGAGTTTATTCGTGTACCCGAGGTTCCCGAAGAACAAAAGGTGTATATTTGTTATGATATTGATATTCCCGAAATATCATCTTATAACTTTTTATTCAAGAAGCTTGTGATAAGCATTTATGTGATCGCTCACCAAGGGCGAATGGTTACAGATGAAGGTGGCTGCCGAACCGACCTTATTGCGGCGGAAGTCGATGATATGCTTACAGGTTACGCTGAAATAGGAAGTAAACCATTAGAGCTAATATCAAACGTGGCGAAAGCTGTCGGTGATAAGCACCGCGCAAGAATACTTCGTTTTGAAACTGACGTGCCGATTAAGGATTGCCGATGAAGTTTGATGAACTGATGCATATAGTGTGCGGAGAAGATTTTGAGGTTTCTAATGGTATCAGAATAAGAAATCCTTTAATCAGGGAAATAAAGGATTATGGTCAATTCAATTATCTAGGACTTATCCAATATATCACGATGCGAGCGTATGATAATGCGGTCGAGTTATGGGATAATGGTATAAATTATCAAGAAATCCCTGACTTTGCGATGTTTATAAATAATATGAAAACATTACCGCCCGAAATTACTCATATTATGTTTGGCGATTTAGATTTTACTAAGTTTGAGGTCGGCGTCAATGAACAGAATGGTGAGATGGTTTTTGGTAATGGAGAGTTCGTTATAGACGAGGTAATCTATCGTGAAATGATGGAATATGTGCGGGGAATACATTACCTTGACGAGAAAGTAGAATACGATATGGCAAACATGACAGGTATAAAGTTTTTGATTGAGCGAATGCGCCGAAAACAAAAGCGCAACGCCAAAAAGAAACCTCAGCCATTTTTGTCCAATCTCATTTCTTCAATGGTATGCAGAGCAGACTTCCCGTATGACTACAGTACAATACAAGACTTACATATAAGTCAATTGTATAATGGGTTCTACCGAACCAACAAATCGGATACCGCAAAGTATCTGACGCAAGCAATTTATGCTGGAACCGTTAGTAAGAAAGATATTGCAACTTCCCTACTGACGTGGTATGGAGACTTAGAAAAATCTAGGTCATAAATTTTAGAAGGAGGAAAAAATATGGCAATTGAATCCAATAAGTATATTATCCAGACTTTGGAGAGAATACTGGCTTTCGATCTGGCGACAGGCGCCTGCGACTTTATCCTTGATGATATTCAGGAGGGTCAGCTTTCAGTTTCGTCTGAGGTAGTATATGCCGAGGGTAAGAACGGTGTTAAGATTTCTACCGCTGAGAGAAACAAGGAATCTAAATTTACTGCAACAAACGGCTCTATCGTTGACGGTCTGCTTGCTGCACAGCTTGGTTCTGAAATTGAGAAGGGTACATTTACTGTTCCTAATTATATGGACGTAATCGAGACCGAGAACGGCACAACTGCTGCAACTAAGTATAAGGCGCAGGGCGCCGCAGGTGCTGAGATTAAGTACATCTATAAGAGAAATGCTGACGGCACTCAGGGCGACAAGTTCCCTATTGCGGCTACTGCATCTGCAACAGCCTTTGCATACGACCCCGATACACAGACAATCACTCTGCCTACAGGTGTATTCTCTGCTGGCGACGAGCTGATTGCTTTCTATGACATCAAGGTTGGTAACGCAAAGAGAATTGTTAACGACGAGGGCAAGTTCTCTAAGACCGATAAGGTTATCTTTGAGGTATTTGCAAAGGATATTTGTACAGAGAAGTCTTATTATGCAACTATTATATTCTATAAGGGCAAGATTTCTGGTACATTCGACCTCGACTTCGGTAACGACCCCGCTACTCATAACCTTGAGATTGAGGCACTTTCTGGCGGTTGCGGCAAGGGTGCTTCCAAGCTTCTGTGGGATATGATTATCTGGGACGACGAGGAAGTAATAGGCGCATAATCGTCTTTATGACTACTTGGTGCGGGTGGTGCTCTGCCCGCACTTTCATATGAAAGGAGCGTGAGACCGATGAAGAAAGCAAATCATATTTGCAAGTATTCTAAGTGTACTCTCGGTGCCGACGGCGGCAGAAAAGAGTATTACGCTTGTGATTATTGCGACAGGATAAATGCGTGGAAATCGCTGGCTTGTTGCAAAGAACATTACGACCTTTATATTCAGGAAGTTCTTGAAGAGCGCAGTAAGGCTAATAAGCTGCCCGAGCGTATCGACAAGACCGAAGAAGAGGTCAAAGAAATATTTGAGAAACCTGTAGAACAGGTTCTTGAGGAAACTAAGGTTGAACTTAGTGAATATTCAGTTGACGGCGAAGTAGATATAGATTCTGCTATTGACCAAATAAACAAAGAGATTTCTGAAAAGAAACCTCGCAAGACCAGAAAGGGCAGGAACTAAAAATATCCTGCCCTATTTTTTCATTGAGAATAAAGGAGAGATTTTTATGACAGTAAAGGAATTTTTTAGCAAGGAAAATATGACCAAGAGTAATCCTTTTGAGGGGCTTGAAATCAAGCAGCGGATTACAATGGATGAATATAAAAAGATAAACGATCTGACGGCATCGTTTGTGTTTAACGAAAAGAATGAGTATATGCCATTAACAAAGGATTTTGCATTTAAGTTCTGGACAATGGTTGTATATCTCGGACTTGATGAGTCTGAACTTCCCGAAGTTGAGGAAGCTTTTACATATATCAATTGCACTGATGTTTATGATAAGCTTATTGCCGTACTTGAATATCCAAACCAGATAAGCAATTTGAAATCTGTGGTTGACGACTATACTAACTATTGTGTATCAAATAATCTGCTGTTCAAGGAGATACTTGCGAGGGCGAAAGATTTGATTACCACGCTGGGGAACGAAGAGACTATTGGCAAGTTTATAGAGATGGTTGGAACAGAGATATTGGCGCGAGATGTTTCATCGGGAGATGGTGATAATGGCAAGGTTAAACAAAATTAACTCTCAACACATAATCGAGTCTATTAATAAGGATTTAGCCAAAGGCGCTAGACAATATATGAAAAAAAGTGGTCAGGTAAAAGTGCGAAAAATGATG